TTAGCTGCGGGCACAGGTATATCTTTAGGTGGTACTAACCCTATTACAAGTAGTGGTACAATTACGGTTACTAACTCAGCTCCTGACCAAACAGTAGTACTTAATGCTGGAACAGGTATAGGTGTGACAGGTACTTACCCTAATTTTACTATAAGTAATACTGATCCTACAACAGGAGTAACACTCACTTCTGCAGGTGGAACAGAAACTCTTGTAAATGATGGAACAGGTCCAGCACTTTCAACTAAAGGAGTTACAGCAGGAACAGGAATTTCTTTGTCAAGTACTGCAACTGATTTAACCGTTACAAATGCTGCACCCGATCAAGTTGTAACATTAACTGCCGGAACTAATATTGGAATTACGGGAACCTATCCTAATTTTACTATTGATAATACAGCTGTTACACCAAGTGGTAAAATTGGAATTACAGATTCAAATGGAGTGTTTACTTATTACTCTACACTTCCTGCAGCTTGTGCAGCAGCGGTATCAGGACAAACTATCACATTGTTTACTGATGTAACAGAAACTACAGCTACAGCGGCAGCATTACCTGATGGTGTTGACCTTAACTTAAATGGTTATTCTTACATACTAGACGTAGCTGGCCCTACAAATGCTATTGAATCAGCAGGCGGGGGATCAAGAAATAACATATATAATGGAAAGATTATCCGAAGAAATGTAGGTGGTTCAAGCTTTTTGATAGGTGTATGTCTTAGAAGCAGATGTGCTGTATTAAATATGTATGGTGTTGAGCTGATTAATGAAGATGATTGTACAGCTTTGCTAATTGAAGAAAGTGGTACAGTTAACGGTAGTTGGTCTGCAAGATGTGATGGGGCAAATGCATCAGGTGTTACAGTAGATTCAGGATATAATCCATTTATATACAATGGAACAATTACTAGTCAAGGTGTTGGTGTTTATGTAGAGACAGGTTCTTCAGTTAATATTTATGACAGTTTTATACAGTCTGGTAGTATAGCAATTCAATCTGCACAAGGCGTAAGTGTATATAATTCTACTGTATTAGCAAGCTCAAATACAGGAATTGAAATTACTTCAGGAACATTGATAATGGATAGATCATTTGTTTTTGCAAGCGCGGGAGGTGCTATTAGTATATCATCAGGAACAATGAATATTTCATTGTCAAGAATAGGTTCTGTTGGAGCAAATGGTATTTCTTTAGGAACTATAACTGGCAATATAGAGCTAATAGGATCACATATAACTACTTTGAATGGTGCAAATAACTTTGCAATTGAAAATCTACAAGCATACAAAGTAGATATTTCAAATAATTATTTTTACATTCAAGGTACAGGAACTAGAAGAAACCTAGGTTTTGCTCTTACTTCAGACGCAGGAAATGCTAATATAGATGTTAAAAATAACACTTTAGAGGTAGTGTCAAGTGGCATTGCAGGATCAGCAGGTAACATATATTTTGGAAATTATCTTTCAGGTTCTTATAAAGTTTCAGGAAATGAGCTTAAATGCCAGTCTCCATCTGTGGCTGCAAGATGTATAAGAACAAATGGTTTTCCTCTTACTATGGCTTATGTTAGCAATATTCTTAAGATAACAAATGGTCAAAATCCTATAGACTCAAATATTACTCAGGGCAATGGATTTACTCCTGATTTATACGGAAATATTCAAACAGATTATTAATTAATTAAATCTAAACTATAATGGCTGTTGTTACATTACAAAGAGAAATAGCTGCAGGAACAAAGTATGATACTACTACAGATAGTTCTGCAGATTGGCCTTCAGTAGCCAATAATACATACTTCTATGATAAAACAAATAAGTTAGTTTATTTTAAAAATTCAAGCGGTGTAATAGTAGATTTGTTTTTAGGTGCAACAGCAGTTTTGCCTGCAAATATTCAAGCTGCTGCTTCGGATGAAACTACAAACTTGACTATTGGAACTGCAAAGGTTACTTTCAGAATGCCTCACGCAATGACATTAACAGCAGTTAGAGCTTCACTAACCACAGCACAAACAGCAGGAGCATTGCTTACTGTAGATATTAATCTTAATGGTGTATCTGTATTAGGTACAAAACTTACATTTGATAATGGTGAGAAAACAACTGTAACTGCAGCAACTCCTGCAACTATTGTTACTTCTGCCCTTACAGATGATGGAGAGATTACTGTAGATATAGATACTGTAGGTACAGCTTTGGCAAAAGGTTTAAAAATAACTTTAATAGGGACTAGAGCATAAGTTATGTCAATGATTATAAATCCATATTTCAGCAATTTAGGAGGCTGTGTAAATGTTCAAAGTTTAAACCTTCAAGTTGGTACTGGCACAACTAACATTTTTCAATATCCTGCTTATGGGTTATTTAATTTTTCTTGGACTTCTATGATTTGGAATGCTGCTGAAATGGCAGGAGCAAAACAAATTACAGGAATAGAGATAGAAATAGGCGGGTATACTGTTCCTTACACATACAACAACCAAACAATTAAATTAGCGCATTTAGCACCTGCAACAACAACATTTGATTCCAATCCAGCCGTCAATTGGTCAGATATGCCAGTTTCAGACGTGAGTATTGTAAAAACATTTAACTGGACTATATCAACAAGTGGATGGTTAGTTATTAATTTTGATACGCCTTTTTGTTATAATGGGACAAGCAATTTAATATTAGGATGGGAAAACCGTGATGGAAGTTGGACAAGTGGATTTGGTTCTGCAGAGTCAACCTTAATAACAAATAAAGGGGCTTATGCAAATAGTGATCCTGCTTTTCCTACAGGTAATGGACTTAGATTTAGCTATAGAATGAATATACGTTTTAAATATTAAATATGGCAGTAGATAGAAATGCTTTGGTGCAAGAACTAGAACAATACGGGAATGTTGTATTTTGCGATATTAATAATATAATATCTTATGTTGTTGTAATGTCAGATTGGACTTCAGACCAAGCTACATTTGAGGCAATTGCAAATATTTACATTATTCCTGATTTTCCTTATTTATACAATTCTACATTGCAAGACGGAACAATAAAAGCACAATACAATTCAGTAGAATTTAACTCTTAGTAATAAAAAATAATGTACGCTGAAGGAGGTTATACAATGATATCTGGGGTATTATTATCTCTAGGCTTTATAGCTTTAGGTGTATGGTACTTCAATAAAATGATTGATTCAAGTTTGGATCAAAAAGCGTGGTTAACAAGATTTATTTCTTTATTATTAGCTGCAATGCTTGGGCTTTTTATGGTTGATAAACTTGTTTCATTCAAAATAAAACTATTAACAGATGAGATATCTAATGGACTATTTGAATTAATAAAAAATATTGTATTAGTAGTATTTGGTTACCAATTTAATGATAAATCTAATAAATAAAAAATCATGGAATCACTTAAAGACAGATGGAATGCTAAAACTCCAACATTTTGGAAAAAAGTACAACGTATAGGATTAGTAGCAGGAGCATTGGGCGCAGCTATTATTGCAGCTCCTATAGCTTTACCAGCAGCTTTAGTTACAGGCGCAGGTTATTTTGTTGCAGTTGGTACAGTGACAGCTACATTATCGCAACTGACTAAGGAAGATAAGTAAAAAATAAACATTTTTATTTAAAATACTTATCAAAAATCTATTAATTTCTAAAATAATTTTATTATATTAAGTATATATACTTAAAAAATGAAAAAAGAAGCAACATCTGGATTTATAGGATTTACAAGTCCCGGAGATTTTTTAGATTCGCTTGTTGGAACTAAGACATGGTTAATTAACAGTTTTGTTGCATTTATTGCGGGAATGAGTTCCTTTGTTACAAATTATATTTGGGATGATCCTAAAGCTGTATGGACACTTTGGAGCCTTATGCTTGCTGATTGGGTAACAGGTATTGCAAAAGCTGTTGTGAACAAAAGATTTGTAAGCTTTAAAATATGGAGAATGCCTTTGTATTTTGTTGCTACAGCTTATATTTTACATATTTCATGGTATATGGCTAAAGGAAATATAGTATATACATGGTTACCGGGATTAGTAATAGGTGGATTTTATTCTGTGTATTTTGTATCTCTATTGGAAAATTTAGGAAGTTTAAATTTACTTCCTAAACCTATTGTTACATTATTGAAAAATAAGTTTGGCTTAAAGAAATTATTTGATAAAGATAATACTGATGAACCCAACCAGGCTTAAAACAGGAGACATTTTACATTGTACAGGCCACAAAAGGTTGAGTAAAATAATAAGAAAATTTACAAAGTCTAAGTTTTCACATTCAGCTTTGTTTATTGAAATTTGGGGGCAGGCTTATATTATAGATGCTCAAAACGATGGAGTAAATCTCCGGCCATTTAGCGAATGGCAAAGAACTTACGGATATGATTTTGTAATTCATAGATCTAATAAAGGTTTTGATGAAAAAGAATTATCTATTCGTGCTCTTACTAAAGTAGGCAATACGGCTTACGATTTTGAAAGCCTTATTTTAAAACACCCTTGGACTATTATAACTAACTCTTCATGGAAATTAAAAAAAGATCAGTATGAACGTATGACATGCTCTGAATTTGTAGCATGGGTATACGGTACTGAAAGATCTTACAGAATTTCACCAGAAGATTTGCATAATTGGTGTTTAATAAATAATTTCAGTATTATAAAACTTGATTAAAATTTAAAACAATGAAAAAAACATCTATGTCAAAAATGACAAAAGCTCCTAAAAAAATGATGAAAGGGGGAACTAGCTCAAAAACGTATGCTAAAGTTGGAACAGTTACTACCGGAGATCCCGGAGAAAGATTTAGAAAAAAAGCTGATAAAGAAGCAGCTAAATCTGAATTTAAAAAGCAAAGACTTCAAAATAAGCTAGACAGAAAACAAACAAAAGTTGTAGCTAAACAAGAACGTAAAAGTACAGAAGCTCAAGGTGATGCAGCAGTTGATCGCGCACTTACACAGAAAAAAACTAATCGTGCAGGCAGAATTGGAGAATTCCTTAGCAGAGCCCGTTCTAGTGAAAGGAATGTTAATGTAAGAGGAGACCGCCGTATATTTGGTAATAATTCTAACACTACTAATACAGACAATAGTACAACTACTAAATCTACTACAACTACATCTGGAGCAGCTGGAGGTGGAGGTGGTCAATCAGGATCAAGTTCAAGTTCAGGATCAAGTTCAAAATCAGGACAATCTAGCCAACAAGGAACAAGAATTCAAGACGAAAGAGGCTCTAGAAATAGAAGTAATCAACAAACGTCAGTTGGAAGCATGGGTAAACAAATTGACTCTCAACAAAAAGGTGGAACTACAAAAAATAAAAAAGTTATGAAAAAAGGTGGAGTGGCAACTGCTAAAATGGCAAAGCCAAAAATGAAAACAGGAGGAATGTCTAACCCTAACAAAATAGCAACTGTTACCAAAAAAGCTACAAAATATACAGGTGGTAAAAATGGTAGCATGATGATGTACGGTGGCATGTCTAAAAAGAAAAAGTAATGCCAAAGGATTCTTGTTATCGTAGTGTAAAAGCACGGTATGCAGTGTTTCCTTCAGCAAGGGCTTCTCAAGCTATTGCCAAATGCCGTAAAGGTAAAGGGCAAGTAAGAAAGACTGAGAAAGGCACTGAACTTAAAAGATGGCAAGCTGAAAAGTGGCAAGACACTAAATCCGGAAAAGCATGTGGGGCTGGTGGTAAAAATGAATACTGCCGCCCTACTAAACGGATATCTAAAGACACACCTAAAACTAAAAGTGAATTATCTCCTTCTAAATTAAAAGCTAAAAAAGCTGAAAAGTCAAAAGTAGGTATGGGAAGAAGGGTTAAAAAAGTTTAATTATGGCAAAGGCAGCATCTAATAAAATTCCTAAAGGTTCTCATAAAATGCCGGACGGTAAGATTATGAAAGACTCTGCTCATAAAAAAATGAAGAAGGGTGGATCTACTCCAGCATGGCAAAGAAAAGAAGGTAAGAATTCTGAAGGAGGTTTAAATGCTAAAGGTCGTGCTTCTTACAATAAAGCTAATCCCGGAAAACCTGGATTAAAAGCTCCGCAACCTGAAGGCGGGCCTAGAAAAAAATCATTTTGTGCTAGAATGTCTGGCATGAAAAAAAAACTAACAAGTTCAAAGACAGCTAATGATCCTAACTCAAGGATTAATAAGTCTTTACGTAAATGGAAATGCTAAGACTATGGAAAAGTGTAAAATGTGTGGTAAAATGAAAAAAGCTTCATGTAAAATGTGTGGCGGTCATTCACCAAAGAAAAAAATGACGAAAGGTGGTACTTCTCCTTCTGCAGGATTATCAAAAAAAGAAAAATCATCTGTTGTAAAAAAAGCAACTGCTGGCGAAGACATTGGCAAAAAGGGTAAAATGTTTGCTAAAATAGCTGAAAAAGCTGGTGGCGGTAAAAAAGGTAAAAAAATTGCTGCTGCAGCTATGTGGAAAAATATTAAAAAAAAATAAATAATATGCAATTAAGTAAAAATTTAGCATTAGCAGAAGTAATGAGATCAGAAACTGCTAAAAGAAAAGGAATTAGTAATATGCCTACACCAGAGCATATTGAAAACTTTAAATTATTGGCTGAGAAAGTATTCCAACCAATTAGAGAACACTTTGGAGTTCCAATTCATATCTCATCCGGCTACAGAAGTAAGGCTCTCAATACTGCTATCGGGGGAAGTTTGTCCTCACAGCATTGTTCAGGTGAAGCAATTGATATTGATATGGACGGTACATCAGTAACCAATGCTCAAATCTTTAACTTTATCAAAGACAATCTTAGTTTTGACCAACTCATTTGGGAGTTTGGTACAGATAGTAATCCTGATTGGGTTCATGTATCTTATGAGTCTACAGGCAATCAACGTAAGCAGATCCTTAAGGCAGTTAAAAAAGGAGCAGGAGCTACTTCTTATGTTTTATATAAATAAAAACTTATGAAAGTAAGAAATGGTTGGAAGACAAAGAATAAACTTTGGGATAAATTGCATCTTAAACTACGTTTAGGTAAAATTGATGTGTTTGTATTTGAAGCTGATATTTCTTCAAAATTTTATATGATTACTATTTTTAACTTTAGTATAAAAACAAAATAATGGCTACAACTAAGAAAACATCAAAGAAAGCAGAGTGTGGTGAAAAAAGTAAAAAAGCTTTTACGGCAGGAATGATGGTTGGACAGAGAATGAATAAACCTTCAACTAAAAAGAAAAAGTAATGGCCGCGTCAGGATCAAACCCAAATAAAAAAAATGGATTAACTGGAACCTCTAAAGGTAAAAGTAAGTCTGCAAAATACTTTAGAGAAAATCCTGAAGCTAAAGCTAAGAAAGACGCGTACAATAAAGAATACCATGCTACTGAAGAACGTAAATCTTATAGAGTTAAACTAAATAAGGCTAATCGTAAATCAAAGACTTATGGAAACAAAGATGGGATGGATAAATCTCATACTACTTCCGGAAAACTTGTTTCTGAAAAGCAATCAACAAATAGAGCCAGAAACGGAAAAGGCAGCAGACCAAAAAAGAAATAAATACCCCACTATGATGTAAATCGTAGCACCCCCATGTTCTCAGGTTCATGGGGTTCTTTTTTAAATAATAATTAGTTAAACATATTTTATTATCTTTACTCGTAATTAAATAAAAATTATGGAGAAAGAAACCAACAACCCAGAATTAACTCCTGAACAATTACAAGAGTTAAGAGATGTTCAACTTGCATTTATGACAGAACAGCTTGACGCTTTAAAGATTCAAGAAGAATACACCAATCTAAAATCTAAAATTGCCGAGAATGTATTTAATGAACATTTTAATAAAATAAAACTGGCTCAATTAAAAAACCCACAACCGCAAGGATCTGATTTAGATATTGATAAAAACACAAAGTAATGGCAACGGCACTAGTTATTGAAAAAAACGTGCCTTTAAGTTTGTTTGATATAATTAGATATCAAATACACTTTCATTGCTTTATGAATAATATTCGTATTGCACCGGCACAATTAGATACATTAGCATATCTAGGCATGTGGGGAGAAATAAACATTTCTGATTTTTGTCAACAAGTAACAGATTTAGAATTATTTACACATCCTCAAACTGTACGTAATTTTGTAATAAAATGTGTAAAAGATGGATATATTATACGTAAAGGATTAGGTAGCAAAAATATTGAACTGGCCGATCTTTTCGGTTTACTTAATAATGGAAATATATTAATTACGTTAAAGTTGTACCATGTTGATCAAGTCCAAAAGTCTAATTCCTAATGTAGCAAAAAAGTTAAATCTGTCTGAAGAATTAGTAGAAGATGTAGTATACTATTATTATAAAAGTATAAGAACTAAAATAGAAACCTTTGGAGCTGAAAGAATACGAATTACTGGACTTGGTGTATTGCATATACGAAAAGAAAAGGTACAAGTATCTATAACTAAACTTAATTCAGCTTTAAAAAGTGATAAGATAAAAAGCTTTAAGCATGTAATCAAAAGAAAAAAGTTGGAACAGGCTTTAGAAGAACAAAAAATATTAATCTCAAAATTAACAAAAAATGGATCTATCAATCATTTGGAAAAATAGAAGTGAAATTCTTGAAGGAATTAAAAATAATGTTTTTAAAAGTGACGCTGTAGAAAATATTGCAGCCGAAAGAATGAAATCTTGTGATAAATGCATACTTATAGATAAGACAGGAGATAGATGTTTAGTACCTAAAACTCAACCTTGCTGTGGATCTTGCGGATGCTCCTTAAAATTAAAACTAAGAAGTCTTTCTTCAGAATGTCCGGAAGGATATTGGCAAGCTGTATTAACAGATGAAGAAGATATAATGCATGAAGAATTAAATCCAGAAGAAGATGATTAAGTTTATAGAAGATGGACATAAGTATACTAACCTAGATAATGAAGATACTTTCCAATGGATTAGCGTAACAAGACTTGTTGAACAATTTAAAGAGCCTTTTAATAAAGAAGAAGTTGCTTTAAAATGTTCTAAAGGTAAAAATCCTAAATATGCAGGAAAAGATCCTAAAGATATTATTGCAGCATGGGATAAAGAAAACCAACGTGCTACAACACTTGGTTCATGGTATCATAATCAAAGAGAAAAGGCAACGCTAGAATGTAATACGATTACAAGGGATGGAATAGAATTACCCATAATAAATCCATTGCATGAAGGAAAAGTAAAAATAGCACCTGAACAAAATTTAGCGGAAGGTATTTACCCAGAACATTTAGTGTATTTAAGATCTGCAAGTATTTGCGGTCAAGCAGACCGTATTGAAATTGTTAATGGTCATATTGATGTATATGACTATAAGACAAGCAAAGAAATTAAAATGCGTAGTCATGAATTTTGGGATGGTACACGTAAGATGATGATCGGGCCTTTAAGACATTTAGAGGATTGTGAATTTAATCACTACGCATTACAGTTAAGCGTGTATATGTATATTATACAAAAGTACAATTACAATCTTGAAGCTGGTGTTTTAGAAATACATCATGTAGAATTTGAAGTAGAAAGTTTAGATGAATATGGTTATCCTGTGCATGCTACTGATCCGCAAGGAGAACCTATAATTAAAAAGATAAACACTATTGCTTTACCTTATT